CTTCGACCGGGACCATCTCTTTGTGCTCGAAGGGAACCGACTTGTATTCGAGCGGCATCAAAACGCCCCCTTCCCCGCGCACCTGAAGCGCTGGAGATGGGGGCGCCGAACGCCCGACCGTCTGGGGTTTGGCCTAGTCTACACGGTTTTCACCGTAAATGCACCGTCTGGCCGGCGCCGTACTTCGGGCAGCGGCGGTTGCCGCAGCGACCTCTCGCCCATTTCGTCGTGGCCGGCACCGTCACGATCCAGCCGCCGCAGGCCGCGCAGCGCGCCTCTCGCGGCGCCTTCCGTTCGGCCGGCGCGGCCGGCTCACGCCAGGACGAGGCGGCCGTCACACCGCCACCAGCTTTCCCCGCCGTTCACGCGCGTCCTCGGCGATCGCGGACCCCTAACGTCCGTGGTGTCGAGTCCCCGGTAGTTACAGCTACGCGGGGACATTTCGCGTCCCACTTGTACCAGTAGTGAGCCCGCCCCTTCGAGTGGCAGCGTCTTCTGCAATGAGACGCCAACTATGAGGCCAGCGCCAGAGGTTCTCCGCCAGAGACCATCGACGCTCGACGACGCGCAGCAGCCGCCTGGCCTCGATCCGCCGCGTGGCCGGCGACGCCAGGTACGCGGCGATCGCCGTCTCCCACTCGTCGGCCGTCTCCGCCAGGCGGCCGGTCACGCCGTGCTCGATCAGGTGCCCGTAGACCGTCGGCGTCGCGACGACGGCGGCGCCGGCCAGCGCGGCCTCATACGCTTTGATCGGGCTCTTACAGCGGTTGAAGCGGTCGTCGGCGACCGCGCAGCAGGCGACGTCGACCTCTTTGAGCCCGGCCGGGTACCGCTCCAACGCCAGCCACGGCAGCACGGTCAGCCGGTCGGCCGGCACGGCGGCGGCGACGATCGGCGGCAGGTAGCCCTGGACGACGAAGCGGACAGCCGGGAATCGCACCGCGATCCGCTCCCAGGCCGCCGCCATCTCCCTGACGTCGTCGTCCGGCCGCTTGCCGCCGGCCCAGCCGACCGTCGGAGGCACCAGCTGGCGCGTGGCGGCCTGGAGAACGCTCCGGAACCACGGAACGTCAATGGCGTTGGGGACGACGTGGACGGGCCTGGTGGTGAAGCTACGGACGACCGTTGCTAATCGCCGCGTCGAGACCGTCACGCCGTCGCACTGCTGCATCGCCCAAATCCGCTCGTACCGCTCGGCCGTCAGCTCGGCCAGCGTCTTGCCCTCAGTCCAGCCGAGCGCGGCCGTTCGCGCGTCGATCGCGGCCGTGAAGATGTCGTCGTCGGCATCGTAGACCACGAAGCGCCCGGCCCGCCGGATCATGGCGAACCAGGCCTCAGCAACGTGCCGGTCCTGCGGCCGCCAGGACATGCGGGGTAGGACGTAGCCGTCGAAGGCCGGGGCGATCAGGCCGATGCCGGCCGCGTCCTTGAAGTCCCAGCCGGCGCCGTAGCCAGCACGCTGGAGCGCGGTGAACGGCCAGAACACGCGCCAGAGTGACGGGCCCGTCTGGTCGGCCACCAACGCCAGCATCGCCGGCCCCGCGATGCGTTCAGCCATATCGAGCCCGCGCAGTGTCGCGTAGGTACGTCGCCCAGCAGACGCCGCACCAGACGCCCGGACGACGCTGCTCGGCACACGGAAGCGCCAGCAGCCAGCCGGGCAGCGGATGCACGCGTGCGCACGGCTCGCGATTCGGACGCGAGCGCGTGCGCTGGCACTCGCTCGGCGACGGAGCCGAGCGCGGCGCGTGGTACGGGTACCCGTCCGCGAGAAAGTCGCGAAACCGGCGCGTCCGTAGCGGATGGCGCAGTTTGCGAAGCGCCTTCGACTCAATCTGGCGTATCCGTTCGCGGGTGACACCGAACTCTCGCCCGATCTCTTCATACGTCATTGGCGCGCTACCGTCGACACCGTAGCGAAGCTGCATGACGCGGCGCTCACGCGGCGTGAGCGTGTCGAGCGCGTCGCGCATGACCGACGACAACACCCGCTGCTCGCCGGCCTCAGCGACGTCGACAACCGAGTTGACCTCACCGCCAAGCGCCTGCACGTCGTCGCGATAGAGTGGAACCTCCAGGCGGCGCGTCTCGCCACAATCGGCGAGCGCGTCGATCTCGCCGGGAAACAGCACGTCCTCCGGCACGCCGAGTGCGAGCGCGATCTGCCAGCGCGCGACGGCGCCGATGTGCCGCAGCTGCTCGGCGTGCCCGGTGGTCGTGCTGCTGATGCCGGCCTGGCGTGCCAGCTCGGCACGGGACCAGCCTTTCGCTTCACGCGCTCGACGGACCCGCCAGTTGAACGGAGCGACCTGAAAGCCGATGATCGGCGCGTCGTCGCTCCATTCCAGAACGTGGAGATCGCCTTCGTACTCGACATGCGCTAGCGCACGGTTGTCGCGCATCGACAGACCTCCGGGACGTAGCCGCAGCCGACACATGTCGGCCGGTCAGAGCCCGGGTTCAACAGCGTGACCTCGCGCCAGCATCGCGAGCAGGTTTCGGCCGGCGGGTCGTTCGTCGTCGCGGTCATCGGTCCACCCTGTGCGTCACGGTGACGCGGTCGAGGAAGGCGTAGCGCGCGCCGGCCGCCAGCCAGCGCGCGATCGTCTCCCAGTCGGCGGTACGGTCGTTGCCGAAAACGTAGAGCGAGTGGCGGAGCAGCTCGGCGCGGTAGAGCACGTTGGTGATCTGGCCGCAGTGTGGCGGCTCGGTCCCGATGACCAGCCGGCGGCCGGGATCGTCGCGCCACCAGAGCTCCGCTTTCGAGTACGCCAGGTCGGCGCCTCGGGCCTCGAGGAGCTCGACCAGCGCGGCGCAGTGGTCGGGCGTTATCCGCTCGTCGTCGGCCAGCCACATCTGATAGGCCCCACGCGCCAGGAACATGCCGACGGTCAGCGGCGCGGCGGCGTAGGAGTCGCGGAGGATGCCGGTCCAGTGCTGGCCGAGCTCGACGAAGCGGAGCGAGACGTCGTCGGCCGGATCGACCGGGCACGGCCGGTTGTACCGCGTCGCCACGATCCAGCGCACGAGGTCGCCGTCCTGGCCATCCGAGACGACGACGTGCTCGAGCGGCCGGTACGTCTGCTGCCTGACGTTCTCGATCGCCTCGGCCAGCAGGGCGTGGCGCTGCCAGGTCGGCGTGATGACCGAGACGAGCGGCCGGCCGCTCATGCCGACCGCGTCAGCTCTTCGGCGTCGACGACCGGACTAAAAGCCCTCGTGCAATTTGGATGCTGGAGCGCCGGCGGCACCTGGTCGAGCGGGAACGTCCGGCCGTCGATCGCCGCGCACGTCGCGTCGTAGTCGCCGTCGTGAACGCGGACGCCGACGACCACGCCGGAGCCTCGGTAGCTCGTGAGCGCCGCCTGTGTCTGCGACGTCCCGAGCTCCGTCCTCGCGACGACGCGAGCGCGAGCCTCGCCGAACGCCGGCAGCTCGCGGAGCCGGCGCGCTACCGGTTCGACCCCCTCCCCGGCCTGCTGGCCCTCGGTCAGCGCGTCCTGGACGGCTCGCCGCGTGGTGTCGGTGATCCCGACGATGTTGACGCCCGCCGACCGCAAGTACGCTCGCGTTGCCGGGTCGTCGAGCTGAAAGCTGATCCCGAGCTCCACCTCCACCAGCCGCTCGACCTCGCCGAGCAGCCGGAGCTGTAGCGGCGTCAGCGTCTCGCCGAGCAGCACCGCCTCACCCTCGGGCACCAGCTCATCGGCGGTGTCCCCGCCGGCCCGGAGCCGGCGCTCGACCCGGCGGAGCTGGCGGTCCAGGAACGCCAGCAGCTCCGATTCCCAGGTCGGGAGCTCGCGGCCCCGCATCCGCTCGTACGCTCCAGGCAAATCCTCGGCCGCTTTCGTCTCGGGCGCGGGCAGGGCGCGGACCTGCAACCGCCGGCTGGCCGCTTCCCTGAGCGCGGCCGGCGCCGGCTGAGCCGGGAGCGCCTCGTAGCCGAGCTCCGCTCTCGCTTCGTCGGTCGTCAGGATGCCGGCCTCGGTCAGCAGCTGCAGCCGCTCGGCCTGCGCGTTGACGTCGTCGGCTAGCGCCCGGATCTGGGCAATGTCGAACTCCACCAGGACGGCCGGATCGGACGTGAAGTCGGGCACGAGCTGGAGCGTGATCTCGGCGGCGAGCGACCGCCAGAGCGGGATCAGCTTCATCTCGGTGAAGATCTCTCGAGACTCCCGGGCGTTGGCGTAGGTCGAGCGGTCGAGGCCGGCCCCCAGGCCGGCCACGATGGCCGGGACGCCGAGGACCGCGCTGATCCGCTCCTCAGGGACGCGATGCAAGGTTTTCATGTCCATCTGCGCGGGGCTGAACCCGAGCGCCTCGAGCTTCGCGCCCGGCGACAGGACGGCCGCCGAGCCCACCGCGTCGCCGCCGTAGGCCGCGACGATCCGGGCTTTCAACTCGTCAGCCGTCGCCTGGTCGATGCTCGGGCTGTCCTTGTCGAACGAGAGCGTCAGGCCGTTGACGGCGAGGTTCGCGAGCAGCCGGTCGGCGTAGCGGGTCGCCTGGTCGTCCGCCGAGATCTCTCTAGCCAGCCGTTTCAAAGGCGAGCAGCCGAGCCGGTGGTCGCCGTCGTCGAGCCCGTTGCGGAAGTGGACGACGTCCGCCGGCGCCAGGTCCAGGTAGCGGCCGGGCGCGTAGGCGTAGCGGTAGAAGTCGACCAGTTGCGCCGATCCGTTCTCCGTCGTCGGCGTCATCCGCGACGGCGAGATCGGCCAGAGCTCGACGACGGTCCCGCGCTCGGCGTCGCCGGCGCGGAGCTTGTGCCAGTAGGCGTTGCCGTCGGTGTCGAGGCAGGTGGCGACGTAGGCCAGCAGCGTGTCGAGGCTGAAATGCGGGTTCGGGTGCGCGAACAGCACGCCGAGCAGGCTGTCGGTGACGGGGATCCGCTCGCCGTCCTGGACGCGGTAGACCAGCAGGTCAGGCTCGGCGACCGCCCGGGCAATCGCCTGAAGGCAGGCGTAGACGGCGCTATTAGCGGACGCGCCGTACGCACCGTACAGCGATTCGGACGCGCCGGGCCCGTGGACCAGCGTCCGCACGGTCAGCGCGGGGCCGTAGCCGTCGAGCGTGCGGACCGTCCCGAGCGGCGCCGCTTTCTGCTCGGCCGGGGCCGGCGCCGGGAGCTGATCCCAGCCACGCCGCGTACTCAGGCTCGTCGGTCCTAGCCAGTCGAAGATGCCCATTGCGCACCGCCTTTCAGTAGACGTAGACCTGCCGCTGGTCCTTCACGAGCAGCTCGGTGATCGCCCAGACCAGCGCATCCAGGCGATCCGGCGACGTGCCG